CTTTATCCTCGATGTTCCTACCATATCCGCAAGTAAGTTTTCCAGCCGTGCATTTATAAGGCATATGTCGCCCATCAACAATGTTACTTCCTTCGTTTTCCCTTATGTATGTTTTCATTTTTGCCCCCTATTCTTCTTTTTCTCATCCATTCCGGCATTGCCGGGATATCGTCCTCGGTTACCATTTTAGCGGCTTCATCGGAGGTTCTTTTGCGGTATAATTTACCGGTTTCCGAATCCAGTCTCACACCATCCTTGAGTCGCTTCCCGATTTTCCCGGTAGGTTTGTCAACGAACACAGGCACTTTTTGCTCGGATAGTGCTATCTCGCCAGTCTCTTCGTCAAGAACATACATGGTTTCGATTGTTTCTTCCTTGACTTTTTCAACGATTTCTACCTCTTCAATGGCCTCTCCTGCCCCTATCTCAATTTCCTCGGCTTGGTACTTCTTTATTGCCTGTTCTGTGTGAACCTCATCCCAATCCAACTGTACCAAATCCACATGCCCGGATATATCTTTACGGCGGGCGTTATACTCGTCGAACGTATCTATTGTTATCTTTCCGTCAATGGTCTGCCAGTAGATTTCACCTAAATAGTGTTGGACTCTCTTTCCCATCCAATCGAGGCCGGGACCATTGGTATAGAGTTCCGTGGGCGCATCGAGGGGGTGGGAACTTAACTGGACACCGGTGCCAGTGTCATCGTAGAACCATAGCTCGTTGGGGGTAGTGTTTATTACCACAATTTCCCCGTAACCTGCTGTTGCTGCATCCGCCGCCGCTTGCTCTTTTAGAGATAGAGACCCTTCGAGCGTCATCATAGAGGAAGTTGATGTAGTCGTACCGATTAGGACGTTGCCATTTTGGTCTATTACCATTTTTTCTGTAGGATTTGTGGTTCCTGTAGTTCCTGTCCAAAAACTTAACTTTGTTCCAGGATTTTGATAATCTGACCTAATTAATGACCTTACATATTCACTTCCACTATGCTTAAGCTCTAACCCAGGATAAGCACTCCCCAAAACACCATCTCCATTTACTGTAACTCTCGCATCATATCCAGTAGCACTAACAACTAATTTTTCTCTTGGACTCGTCTCCCCGACTCCTAAATTTCCATCTTTATCTTTCCAGATATCCACGTTGCCAGACGTATCAAGCCATGCCTGATCGCCTGTTGCGGCAGAGAAATACAACACGTTACCGGAACTGTCTTTGTGTTGTACTATCGGATCTTGGAGGGATGTTATGGCAGTAGATGCGGCCCACCTAGTTATGTAGTCCAGCGTAACTTGATTAGATCCTAACAATGCTATGATTACGCGCGTGTCTCCATCTGCAATTAGCGTAGACCCGACTTTGCATAAATTATAATCCGCTGTCTCGCTGAATATAGCTGTGGTTGATGAAGCTGAAATCGTTCCAGAAAAAGATGTTATGGCTGCTATTGCATTAGCAACTGTTGGTCCGTTGTCTACAAGCGCAAAATCATCGTCTGCCGCATTTCGTGCCTGGAGTGTCCCTGAACTGTTTTTCAGCTTGGGCCCACCAGAACCTATCTGAAACGTAGAGGAGGTGGTGCCAGTATCTGTGTTTTGGGTATGACGCGAACCGGTATTAGCGGCTACGTCGGTATTGTTGGAAACCTCTGTATCGAAGTCTCTTATTGTCGCCGCAGTCTGTGTCCCAGTATGGTTTGCTCTGTTTCTATCCGCCGAATGATAATGTAAACTTGAATCTCCCGAATCTGTCAAATCTGTTTTTTGAGTTGAATTCAAAAATCTTGAATCGTCTCCTGCTGCAACCGTACTCGCTGTTGTTCCTATGTCTCCATTCGCACTCAAATTCTCATATGTAACTCCTGTTGAAGAAATAAAACCAGAGTCATTCGTGAATCCTGAGATGTTATCTCCTGGTTGAGATGATGAATCTGCGAGTGCTAAACTTGCCTGAACTCCTGCATCTAATTTTAAAACATCAATTGATCCAACAATAAGCGAAGCTGTTATGCTTGGAGTTGCGTCTGTGTATGTGAAGTCAATTTCAGAAGAGTCAACCAGCATTCCTCCAACTGCATCTTGTGCAGCTTCGTCGAAATCTGAAATTGTTGAAGCTGTTTGAGTTCCAGTGTGATTTGCTCTTGCCCGGTCAGTTGCGTGATAGTGTAATGTTGTGTCTCCACCATCAGTCAAATCTAAAGCATCAGCGTCGGGGATATTGTTTGCTTCCGCCCCATCCTCAACATTCAAATCGCTCCTGACTTCTGCGTAGCTTCTCCCCTCTATGCCATTGGCTGTAAATTTGGCATAATCATTGTCGGCGGCACCGATCTGATCCACTGTAACGATAGCGTTATCAGAGATGGCCTGTGTTGTCATGCTGAGGTCTGTGAATGAACCTGCGGCTGGAGTGGTTCCCCCAATAGCGCCCGGAGCAGAAAGTAAGTCGTCGGAACCTCCGCTTCTGTGGTCAGCGGCGTGCAGGGAATATCCCCCAACAACTTGTCCACTTGTATTCATCGTAGTGCATTTTGCACCGTCAAAAAATAGAGAATACCCTGCCCCAAGTATCATATCTTTCGGTATTAACCTCCGTGCTGTCCCGCCAGAAGGAAGCAGGAATAAATTCACCGTTCTTGCAGCAGTATCGGTATTAACAAGAATTATTGCAGAAACAACGTCTACTGAATCGGAGGTATATAAATCCCCAGTGGCGTTGGGTAGTTGACCGTCTGCCAACCGCCTGATGCAGTTATTATCAAGGCCGTGGATCGTATAATCGATTACAGCGGCGGCTGATGCGTCCCCTTGTATTTTGTCTCCTGAATTTAAGATTATTAATCCGTCTGGCATTTATTCATCTTCCTTGGTTTGTTTAGCGGCCTCTGTCGCTGCAATGCTTTCCGCGAGTATGGTTCTATAATCTTCTGCTATAGATGCAGCTTTTTGCATAAAAGGCGTTTTAGGCAACTCGGATATTTTAATATCTTGCCTCATAAGAAGTTGAGCCAACTCTGAAGGATCTCTTAACTCTACAGGAGTGTTTTTGAGATAAGCTTTTGCTATCCTCCCCGCATCTGAACCCGCCCTCACAACTTGATCGGCAAATTTTGCGTGATTGTCTGTAAGCCTTTTCGCTAACCGTCTTGATACGGTTCCTATTACAGGTACAGCCATGCCTCCTGCCGCACCTCCAAAATAGGAACCCAATCCAAAACCTATGGTTCCTCCTAAGAGAGTCCCCCCCTCTCCTATTCCGAGTTTCCCGGCCAATCTGAATATATTGACTGGGACGGTTCCTCTACCGACCTTTTTCATTTCCTTTAATTCATTATCTTTAAAATATTTACTTGTTTTTTTATTCCTATATATTTTTTTAAATTCAGCACTAAGCCCTTTGTCGAAACCTGCATTATAATCACGGGCCTTTTCGACAGCTTCTTGTAGTAGTTCAGATCGTCTTGCTCTTCCCCACAAATCCCTTGCTATTTTATATTTACTTCCAACTTCTGATGGAACCGTTAAATTAGCAGGATCGTCCATAAAGTCATCTATTGATTCGATTATAATCCTCGATAGATTTGAATCTGCTCGACGATCTGGATTTATTGCGTTTAAGGCCTTCTGTCTAAGTTGATCCATGCTCGTTATGGGTATATCGTTATCCACTTTCTCCCATAGCCTATCCAAGACCGTGTAGGAGCCTTTCGTTAAATCCTTATCAAGTCCTTTCTTGTTGAGCTTGTCCGTTATGTCCAATACGAGATTATTATAAGCTTCAGCCTTTACTTTGCCTCCCGCATCGCCTATCTCTTTATATAGTCCACGGGCAGTATCCTTCAATGCATCTATTGGCGGGGCAGCCTCTTTTATAGCTTTGGTTGCTTTAGATCCGCGTCCGAATTTTGCCAAGCCCTTTACCCCCTTCATGGTTCCAGATATTCCAGCATAACCCAAGGCTTCAGAGATAGCGGTAGGTATTGTGGTGGCGGCGGCGGCCAGAGTAGGGCTTCCTGTCTTCTCGTAAACATAGTCTCCTAAGCCTGATTCTGCCTTCTCTATTGTTTTTGTAACAGGCTCAAGGACATTACCTATGGATCGCAATAGCTCCATACCCTCTTCGGTCTGTGGTTTATATGTTATATAATCCCTGATTTGTTCTATCGTTTTAGTCCCTTCTTCGGCACCTGAGGTAATGGTTTTTGCTAATCCTCCTATCCCTGCTATAGGCTCGGCTATCGCCCCAGTAGCTATAGTACCTAATACTTCGCGGCCAGCAGTTCCGAGCCTCATCAAATCGGTATCTTCGCCAGAAGTTAAAAGCTTATTGAGGATTCTTTGGACCATTCCGAAGTTTTTTCTTCGTGATAATTCAGTTAAGATCTCGGCTTGGTCATCGGATATAACAGGATTCTCCGTGGCCATATCTTCATCAAGCTGAATATCATCCTCAATTCTCTTAAATGTTGTAGGAGAATCCAATTCAATATTATCTTCTACTTGCTTGAACGCCATATTATTCCTCTATAAATTTCGATCCATCGGGAGTTTGATATACGTTTTTACCGCCTGAAGTTCCTATAAGTTTACTGCCAGGAGGCAATGTATTGACGACTTCAGATTCGGCCTTTCCCCCCCCATTCAATATTAACGCTCCTTCGTCCGATATTCTTTTAATAAGAGATTGATTAGTAAGGCTTCTTAGCTTTTCTGCAACCTTCCCTGTTCCGTACGCCTCATCTAACACAACGATAGCTGCTATATTCGATTGTATATCAGTTTTTTCATCGGTTGCAGCCTGAAGATAAAACTCCAATTCTTTTTCGCTGTCCAATCCCCTCGCTCCCATATCTGTAGCCCGTCTTATGTCCTGAACAATCAATGGCTTGAGCTTCTTAATTGAACTTCTTATAGATTGCTCATTAGATCCTGTAATTCTTCCGAACATTTGTCCGACCGCAGATGATCGGGAAGCAGCCATTATATTATCGAGTGTGGAATTATCCACATTAAGCATCGCTCCAGTGCTATCCAAGGTCACATAATGATTGGCAAGTTTCGCAAGATTCCCTTCCATACGGCCACGAGCGGTCGCCTTTTTAGCTTCCGGTGATATCTCCCCCTTGGCTTTCATTAAGTCACCGGCAGTTGCTATCTCTGCGAGTTGCGTTCCCATTTTTTCGTTGTATTTTATCTTCTCGGCAGTATTAGCATCGACCGACCTTGAGGCCCATCTGTTAGCGGCCACTTCTCTCGATTGGGCCCTCTTGAACTCTAACCGTGCCTTATTTCTATCTCCCGGAGTTAGAGGCTCGCCTGTAACTCTCATACTTTCGGCCTCAGCATCAGCTACAAAATCGTCTATGTCTGTAGGAGTAGCTTGTTCTGAAGGCTTCCCATAGAGGGCTTCCTGAAACGCTTTCCACCTCTTGGGGTCAAGCCCAGCTACCTCTATCTTCAAGTCATTGACAGCTTTTTCAGGGTCAGTGTTATATTTATCCATAAACGTTGAGGAATACGGCATGTCTTCCTCGGATTGCCCCATAGCCTTTAGATAGGCTTGCCTTGAAGCAGCCATTTTATTGACATTTTCTTCCGATGGATCAGCTATAACGGAATATGCACTTCTGAAATAATTGTCTTTTGTTCTTTCGCTTCTAAAGTTTGCCTGCTTCGATAGAAGCTCCGAAACTTCAGGATGCAACATGGAAAATTCTGCCATCTTGTCCGGGTCTCCAGTTCGGTAAACTTCAACCATGTCCTGTTTTAACTTCGCAATACGATCTTGTTCTTTCTCTTCTTCTTCTTTCTTCCTGTAGTCAGATATAGCCCCTGAGAGCATTTGAAGTCCAGGAAGAAAATTTCCGCCTACTGTTACCGGGAAACTTGGCATTTTGCACCTCCCATAAATCCGAGCATGTCATAAAGAACGAACATAAATCCGTCCTTCAAAATGACCGCTTCTGGAACTTTGTCGAAAACTTCATCCGCCATAATTCCGCATGAAGAGCCTCTTAACCCAAGCTTTTCAGCCACCGGGTTCCAATCGAATGAACACCAGTTGAAACCTTTTATTTTGCCGAGAACCTTTATATTTTTCTTTAAACGCCGGTCGCAGAACAATCCCGCCGAATACGCTTCTAATCCAAGTGACCCCAACCCCAGCAGGTTATTTATGGTGTTCCCATATCCGCTTGCCGTCGCTGAACCTGAATTAGCTACTCCTGATGCCAGCGTTGAACCTATGCTTGAAATTAAGTCAGCTATACTGGATTCATTAGTGGATAAACCGGCAAGACTATTCAAACCTGATAACTGCTGATTATATGCTTCAAGCAATGAAGAGTTCTGTAATTGCGTAGCGTAATCAGCCAAGTTGTAAGATGCGTTTCCAGACCTAAGCCCCCCTGTTGCGGCTGCATTTCTTAGAATAGATTCTTCTCCGGCTTCGAGACCGCCCATAAGAGAAGTATACAATGGGCTTTCTATGGCACTTTGTATCAAGTCCGCTTGGCTTCCGGTCCCCCCTTCAAGTCCGTATACGCCAGCTAATGCGTTTAAGGCACTTTCCTTATACTGTTGAGGCAAAGCATTAATTTCCTTAAGATAATTCAATGCTTCGGTTTGAGACGCAGCGGATATACTGGCTGCTTCGGTCGCTGCGTCAGATGCCTCGTATGCTCCACCAGTTAAGATATTCTTACCAACGTCAACTACACCTCCGACCACATCCCCAACGGTATCGACAACATCACTTACGAATCCCATTATTTTCTCTCCTTTGTCATGACGTAAATATTCTTTACCTTTCCTATAAGTTTAAAACCTGCCTCAAGAGCCAACTCCATTATTCCATCATTTATAGGTAGTCCAAGAATTCTTTTGCACCAATCACAGTTTTGAAATATATCATCGCAAAAAGCTTCTGTAGCTTCTACGAGTCTAAGTTTTGCACGTTTGCCTTTGGCACTCAAATGTATAAGGGCCGAATCGCCTTTCTTGGTTACCGAAAAGAAAATCCTTTCTTCAGACCATCTAAAGTTTATATAGTTTTCGTCTGTAGGAAGATCCCCAGGGTCTCCTTCGTATAAATAGAACATTAAACTATCTCCACCACGTTAAAAGCTATCGTTACTTGGGAGGCTGACGAGGCTATCCCGGAAATAAAATCTCCGGCCTCTAAGACCTGCCCTACAACTTCAGGGCATTCGTACGTATCCTCTCCTCCAAGAGCCTTCCCGTTAATTAAAAGGTTCCCATCTCCGACCGCTCCTCCTGAAGGGACTTTATTGATATCAAAAGTAGGAACCGTGGTCGTGTCGTTACAGGCTGTACATTTTAAAATACGGGCCGTAGTGTTGGGAGGGCATGTATATACAGTCGTATCTGTTGCACCTAATTGTACTGGGTCTATACCCTTAAATTTTACTCCCATAATATCTCCTGACTATACTATTTCTGCTCCGAATACGGTTATTGTCAGAGCATTGGCAACCGACGATCTGTATGCCAAATTCCCGCTGGAATTATTCATAACTATATAAGAGTTGTTCTCGTACGTCGAACCGGCTGGCACTCCCTTATCCCACTCCAAGGCCGTTGATTCATCGTATGTCGTCCCGTCATCGTCGAGAAACAGCCGTAAGTCCACCGGAGATCCGCTCGTGTTTGTCACTTTGATACATCTTATTATCGTGGTGATATTAGAGGGTGGAGAATAAATACTGACAGCATTAGTGCTGTTTTCTCGTGCTTGGGACAACTGTTTTTCTTCGATCATTAACTCACCAACATGGCATATCTATAGGTATTCCTAACATCTTCTTTCTTGTTGTTTGAAGGGTCTGCCGCAGTAAAGACTTCAAGCTTCTTCATTTCCAAATCGCAATCTTTAGACTCCGTGAAAGTATTTATCAAAATCTCTAAAGACTTAATGCGGGTTTCAATCGAAGAACAATCTGGAACGGTGGAAGAAAGCATCAAGTTAGATATATCGTCACTGTTAAAAGAATTAACTCCACCCACTCTGTCAAATAGTGTCCTGAAGAACTCTTGCCATTCCGTAGACAGATATAATTCTATGTAGTTGCCATTTCCATCATGGAACATGAAGCTTCCAGGCATTTCAGGCAGATTCAATGCAGGCATTAGCTGTACTCCACTACCATTAAGGCAAACGCCATTCTCGATTCGGATTCTCCGCTAAATTTAAATCCAACCCAATTATTGACATAGCCCAATCGATTTAATATAAATCTCTTCTCATATTCTTCGGGTCCGCCATAATCCATTTCCCATGCATAGCCGTAAGATACCCCATCATAGGTAAGAGACATATATACGGCAGCATCGTCTGTCTCCGTATGCCCCGGTATAGTATCTATTTCTATGGTATCAATGGAATTTTCCCTTAATTTCAAAAATGGAGAGTACAGTATCCATTCCACTGTATTTTCATACTGCGTTCCAACCGAGTCATCAAATGTTCCCAACTTTCCATCAAATTTATCTCCGTAAACCCACTTCCCGACTCTTGGATCAAAAACACCGTTTATTCCACGATATTTGTCTCCTTCAATTTCTGGTTCAACATAAGATTTTAAAATTATCCATGCATTATCATCTCCGAACTTCTTAGCTATAGTAGCATTGTAGCATATCACCTCGTCCGGGAGATGAAACAGAATCAAGGTGGTATTGTCCTGCGATACGCTTTCAACCCTTATGTTAGATAGTTCCGGTTCTGTATAAGTCCCTAAGATTTTATCTATTTCTCTTGTTGATATTTTCTTTGATATTCCTGACGCGGTTACATAAGCGTAAACCGGTTCCCCCTTAGCTCCTCCCAATACATACCATATATCCTGCACTCTACACTTGGCATGAGTCGCAACTATCCCTATTCTTTGGGCTCTTGATGGGATACGTGTAAAGGCAAAATTCTCATTTGCTTCATCGTAGAAATACTCTATGGTGTACCGCCCGAATACGATAGCTTTGTTGTCAGCAGTCTTCCCTACCCCAAGTGTAGGGTCTGGCATAAATTCAGCAGTGGCGAATCTAAGCGGATCAATAGCAGTTTCGTCGCTGATATCGGTATGATATATGTATTCTCCATCTGTAAGAAAGTAGTATCCGTCAATCCAAACCCCATCTATAGGCGTTCCAATGTCTTCATCGTCGATCTGGACGAGGCCTCCAACCGGCTCATAGAGATACATCTTGCCATCGGCTATTATTCCCTGTGTATTAAAACTGTAGAAATCTTCAAGTGTCGCTTGGTTGCTTCCGGTTATATCGCCAAGTATCGTTACTGTTCCTGTTTCGTCTACTTCTATAAACTTCGTTCCTGAAACCCTGAAATGATTTTCAAGTCTTTCATTGTAAACCCCTCCACGATCCGCGGAATATCCAGTTCCGAATTCGGTTAAACCGGGATATTGAAGCATGTAACCGGGCGCGCCCAATATGTCCCTTGCAACGGCATACATATTAACAGGCAAGTTATCCCTGTAATCTGTTTTATCGGTTACTCTATCGCCCTTTACGAGATTCACCTTGAGTTCCATTAATAGCCTCGTTCGCCTATGTTAAAGATTACTTTTGAATTCTCGCTAAAAGATCCGTTCGCAAAAACAAATCCTAACTGAAGGCGTTGATTGCTTGCATACCATATACGACTATAGGTATAGTCCAGCTTGACTTTTACCGGGTCTGTGGTTTCTTCGCTATTTTCGACTATGTAAACATAGTCTCCCTGATCCTCCGCGATCAATACAACCGACTGTACATTAATTCCTTGGTCCATCATATAGTCGGAATCTATAGCACTTATCTCTATGGTGCGATTTGTTGTTTTAATGGTGTTTGCCATGACATCTCCTAACTTATATCCGAATCCAAAAGCTCAAAGTTAAGGATTCTCGTGTTTTTTCTGCTATCGGAAGTAGTTATCACTATCTTGAGTTCAAGCAAAGGGTCTCCACCTGTCTCGGAACTCCCAGTTGCAGTAATTGTGAAATCTATCCCTGAACCATTTATGGCATCCCCGGAAACTGTAAGGCCTGTATCGGCGGTTATAACAAAGGATGAGATGGTCTCCCCCGATCTAAGATAAGCTGCAAAACTCTCTGTAAACTCCTGAACGTCATCGATATACATGCGTTTTGTGGCACAAGAGATAGGTGCAACCGACTCTTCGCTGAAGAATCTGCTGTCGGATGGGTATCTTGAACCGCTACCTGTCGGCATCCTGACAGGATACTGAACAGGCTGTATCTTAGCAACATATGCGCTTATTGCAGAAAGTCCGGCATTGGCCTGTTTCATCAGGAGTTGATCCGGTTTCATTCCGCGCCCGAAGTCTGGCATGAGCCGAACAGCAAGACATGCTTTAAAACCTTGCCATAGTCTTCGAGGGACATTATGGGGAGTTGCCAGGGCCGGTTCATCCTCAAAGAAATACCCGGTGGCACAGAATGGATATTCCGAAGCCATATCTTCAAGACGATCCAAAGCAGTAGCATAATCAAAGACAGTAGGAGAGGTGGTTATTCCACCAATCCTCAGCTGCGAATACGCCAAATTTATAATATCACCCTTTGTATTATCAGGCATTCAGTTCCCTCTTTAAGCGTTCTATGCTTTTTGTGTGCCAATGGCTTATCTTAGCATCTTTTGCCATTTGCCTTATTTCGTCCTCAGATAGCTCTAAAATAGACGCTTCCTCTTGTTTGGTATCTTTTATTATTCTTCCATCTATCTCTTCTTGTGGGCTATCCTCGCTTGGATTTTCGGTATCAGTTCCTTCTGCTGGAATATTTTCCGGCCTTACGAACCAGCCAGCCTTCTCAAGAACCTCTAAGTCAAGCCGTTCATCCTTCCATATTTGGGCCGTGCATTCTACCCCCCTGACATTATGGGTACTTCCTTTTTTGTAAAGTATTACCGACATATGATCTCCTTTAAGGAGGATGGGGTATCCACACAAAGGAGGATACCCCCGTTAAGGGTTAAGCCGCTATTTCGACAGCAACGCCGGTCGTAGCTGCGGTAGGAACAGCACCGGTTACAAATACATTTTGATTGGCTTCTGCCAGTGCCGTTACGTTCAACATAGCCGGATCGATTACCAATACATTGCCTTGCGTCTGCGCTCCACCGAATGTAATGGCATCAGCTATGGTGGCGGAAGCGAGAATAGCGTTATTGAAGATCGACCTCACAATAGTCAGGCTGCGCTCTATATCGGTAGCACCAGATCCATAGATAAAGTTTGCATCCGCATGAAGAGCTTTTTGATTGAACATGCACTCATAAAATACACAATCTCTCGCTACTTTGCCGGTTATGGTCTCTCTGTTTACAAGTACATTAGGCCTCGGAGCAGAAGAACCTCCCTTTGCGTTTACGAGGTCTCCGAAGCAGCAATGTACAAACTCCGCCGTGTCGCCATTCAGCAACAGTTCAGCTACGGCTGCCGTAGTGAGTTTGTCGGATTTATAAAATTCGCAGTTATTGAATCGTGTATATTCTCCGCCTTCAGCAAAGGCGTAAGCAGCCTGGGTAAGTGTATTGCTGCTCATAAACTTGATTCCGGTAAAGGTGTTACGAACTCCTGTATTTTGGATAAGCGCAATATCATCCGTATCGGTTGTCACTCCTATCGATATCTTTGCGCCCGCGCCTCTGCCATAGATAGGCAACGGGCCATTACATCCGAACGTATGAACCCTGTTCACTGTTATGCTGACCATTGCCGTTTCTGTTACCGTAGAGTCTCCATCTACAAAAACGAAGTCATTGTTGTTACTTGTGACGTGAGATTCATGGTTCGTGTTAAAAGCCCTTCCGTACGTCTTCCAGGCCCTATCCCATGATTTACCGTCATTCAAGTCATCCCCGTTACGGTAATCTACGTAATATGGGTCACCGGGTCTTCCCCCATTCAGCAGAGCTTGGAGGTCGCTTCTGGAAACCTGTAATCCTGTGTGAAAAAAATCTCTATTCATTATTTTCTCCTTTGTTCAGCGTGGGGATAGCTTTTATACTATCCCCACAAGGTAGATGTTATTAAGTATGTGCAGGAGGACCTGACTTTCCAGTTAAGCTCCAGATACGCCAACCTGCGCTGTCATCAACATAATACAAAACTGCCTGATCTCCGGCATCAGCGAATACTATGGTCGCCCATCCTGTCGCTGTAGTAGGGGTAAGCGTTCCGTCTCCGCCTCCATCGGTTGCGAGGTATATAACAAGAACCTGCCCCGGCACGCCATCAGCAAGCGTAAGAGCTTCTGCGTCCGCACCCGTTGTCTTGGCTACATAAGCATGGGTTACCGGTATCGCCAATACATCGGCGGCAACAGTGGTTCCAAGATCGTCGGTCCCATCGTCACTTGAATCGTTCCGATGGTAGAACTCTCCTATACGTAAAATCCTTGACATATTACAGCCTCCTTTAATAAGTTACAGCGACGCCGCACTGACTGGGATTACAAACCGTTATTCCGTACCATACAAATAATCTGTACCTGAAGTTCATGGTTGCGATATTCCCATCATAAACTATGTACATGGTAAGACCGTTTTTCATGGTTTCGGAAATAACCTTCATTCCGTCGTACTGTTTAAATAGTTCCGCCGGGATCTTCCCGCCCATGACTTCTATCGATGCCTTATCGAAGAAGAGGTTGGTCTTATTGGAGGTGTCGATGTTGATCCTGTCAACCGTCGCAGCGTCAAGTATTTGAGTATTAATATTAGCGTATGCCTGTTCCAAAACACTCAAATTCGCATCATTAACGGCTATCGGCTTCGGATAGACCTTAATATGGGTGGAATCGGTAACCTCAACGATAGTGAATGTCATCGCTTGACCGGTATTGGTCTTATCATCCAAGCCCAAAGCATAGACCGGGGTTCCGCTATTCTTGAATACGACTTTATCGCCAACAGTGTAACTCGATGAATCAGCTACTATGATCGAAGCAACTCGATAATCGACGTTGGTAACTACTCCGGTGGACGATATGCTTCCGGCTTCGGGTGCAAACGTATGGTCTCCCGTAACGGTTGTCGCGGGATTTGCACCTCCGTCGAGATTAGGCAGAAACGAACCGGTGAATATATCAAATCCGGCAACATTTTTGCCTATCTGCCCATTAGACCACGTCTGCTCAGGACGGCCTTGAAGTGTTTGTCGCGCCGCAAGGTCACTTCCAAATGTAAGCATATCCCTGTCGTTAATAATAAAGGTTCTGCCGTTATCAAGGCCTTGACGTTCGTTCATCATCGCTTGGGCCTCAGCTATAAAATCATATCCATTTGTGGCGTTTGATCTATAGAACATGGAGCCCTGGTTCATTATAGCTGTTGCGATGGCGGCATTAAGATAAGATGCCTGCCTGCGCCCTGACTGAACGGCCCGTCTTTCCCAAAACGTAAGAGTTCTTAGGTCGTCCGCCCTCATCTGAACAAAATCGTTAGTGGGCGTTCCCAATACCGCGGGATAAGTTTCTTCTATAATCCCGGTTTCGGAAGTTGACAGATCCCAACCCTCAATTATGGGAGCGTGTTGCTGCACAGGTTTCCATACCCAATTGCCTGCGTTCTGAAGCATCCCCGCATTGGGTTCTTCAAGAGTTACAAGAGGCAGCAAATCCTGTTGGCTCTCGTAGGTCTCCATAGATTTTTCGAGCATAACTTCTGCTACTTTTCCAGTTGTTAAAGCCATTTTTTATACCTTTCTACCATCCGGAGGTATTGACTCCGGCCGCCTTTGCCTGTCTCTTCGCGTTCCAAGCCTCTTGCCCGTTACCTTTCTTGTGGGCTTCCTGGTAACGCTTTTTGAGAATCTTTTCCTTCTGCCCAGCCGTCTCGTCTCCATTGAGCTGGGTATCGGGAACAGGCGCACCGGATTTCCTCTTTCCAGTATTTAATAAGATTGCTTTTTGTTCTCCGAGAAAAGTTGCCGCATCTAAACCTGACGGATCATTAGCAAGAAGCCCTATGAACTCTCCAAGAAGAGCCTTGCTCCTTCCTAACCTGAACATAACTTTTTCAGAACCTTCTCCGAGCCTGGATATGAACTGATCCACTATCCCATCTCCCTGCTTCGGTCGTATAGATTCGACGGCCTCCCTAATCTTCTGGTCAGAGGCTTTGAAAGCATCTGGCGTTATTCCGCTTGATTCCAAAAGTGATTCGGCTCTGGCGTAATGTTCGTCTACGCCTTTTTCTATTCTGTCTTTTATACGTTTTTGTGACTCTTCAAGGCTTTGAGTGCGCTGTAGTTGCTGGAATTTGAGGTTATCCTTTTTCTCCTCGTACACGTCCATAGCGTCTTCATAGTCATCGTCGAATTCAAAGTCGCCTCTTCTCGGTCTCTTTGGAAATTCTATCGGTTCGGCTTTCTGCGACTTGAGTTGAGCGTTTTCGTTTTTCAACCGCTCTACCTCTTCGTCGAGTTCAGAAATCTTCCCCTTCAATTTCCGCTTCGCCTTAATGTGTGAATGCAGCGGGACTGTCTCTTCGCCGCCCTGACTCGGCTCGTCGCCTTCCCTCATCCATTCTTCTTCTTTGCCTTCGTCGATTACTTCATTAACAACAACTTCTTCTTTGCCTTCGTCGATTACTTCATTAACAACAACTTCTTCTTCGACTTGAGGCTCTTCCACTATTTCTTCTACTACTTCATCCGGGTTTGCCATGATTTAAAATCTCCTTCATGTAAGGTCCGTGGATTGCCCCCACGTGTGGCTGCGTTTTGACCAGGTCGCCTCTGTAAAATAAAAAAAGGCCAATCAAAGGCTAATGCCTCCAACTGGCCCCGTTGTTCGGATACCAAAATTAATTAGTTTTTAATGCCAAGAACCCATTCTGTTTTTAACCCCTTTTGGGCTATGGACTCCTTAATATGTTCGATATCAGATAACCCCCAATATATGTGCGTTAAAAGAACTAATCTGCTTATATCTCCATTATATGCAATAAACCCAAATACAACATCAGGATATTGCCTTAACAAAGAAACTATAGTAGATGCTAATATTTCTTTAATTCTTGTATGTTCTTCTTGGTTTACTTCAACGCAACAATCATATAAACCACTTTCATGCTTCGTAATGGTTACGTATTCCACTTAGGTTCCTCCTTTATGGTTTCATGGTCTCTTCTTTGCGTATCAAAGTTATATTTCCTGCCTCAAAACTTATGGTTATTTTACCATAAAACCTTGAATCAACCAATGATTTTATAAGTTCTATAATCTTTTTCATTAGATATTGGTTGCCCTCCTATATAACTCTTCGTCGCTAATCTTTCTCAGGTCGGCTATTTTAGCCATGTTGTCTATTTCCTTCCCAAAGCTATCGATATTTTTATTTCTGATAGTCGCACCTGCCTCCTGTGCATCTATTTGAGCTTGCATCCTCTTGGTCATCGCATCAAAGGCATCGATTCTCGCCTTCATCTGATCGTTTGCGGCTTTAAACTGCATCTCTATGCCCTTGCGCTTTTCTTCTAACAGATCGGCATCGCCTTTTTTATTCTCAGCCATTGCCAGCAATGTTGCCGCATCAGGTTGTTTAGGCTGTTTGGCTTGTGCGGCAATCTGTTCTTCTTCGGGAGTTTCAGGCTTCTTAACTCCCATCATAACAAGCTGTTTATTGACATATTCCCTTACATCGTCGAAATCTACACCATCGGATAAAACCAATATCTTGAGTTGCAGTATTTTTCTTACCGGATCGTTGGGGTCCATCAATGCTATCATCTTTTCGAGACGGTCTACGGTTTGCTCCTTCTGGCTTGAATAACTCGGACCAATACGAGAATAAACCTCGAATTCAGCGTTATTAAAGTCGTTCAAGGTAACAATTTCGCCAGTTTCTTTATCAATAATAGATTCCATGATCTGTACCTGTTTACGTGTTCCGTCAGGCAATTCTATGACCGTTTTTCTCGGAACGTCATAAATTTCTTTAGCCATTGATATCCACACTTGACCATCTCTACGTTTTGCATGCTTGATGTGCTGTTGATAGATCATAGACTGGCGTTCGATCTTAGCCTGTAAAGCAAGTACTGCCTTGCCACTTATATCGGGGTCGGCTATGTTCTGCGGAAGACCTGGGTTTGCAATATCCTCAACGGCCTGTCTGGTCTGTTCTATTATTAATGGCAGCGAGGTCGGGATATTCGCGTTATTGACCATTCCAACCGCTCCTATCGGAACTTCATTACCGTTTGCATCAAATCTATTCTGCAATCTATAGGGATAATTGTCGTCGATTCCGGTTTCGGCGTACATATCCTCAAAACCGGCTATCTGTTCAGGATAGTAAATGGGTTTCTCTCTTGGAGATCTCGAAACGAGTTCGGCCAGATAGGACATGCTGAAATTACGAAGCATCTGCGGGTCTTTTGCGAGCCTTGTAATCCCCTCCCATATCTCTTCGCCCTCGACAACGGCGTGTTCTCCAAAGCATGGAATAATAGGTATGTATTCCCCTGCTATGCGCTCCACTTTAAGAATTTCAGCACCAGAAGCAATATACTTATAGCAGACGTTCCTCTTAATCTCTTCTTCAGAGATAATCTCAAAACCCGAATCGAGCAAATCATCTATAACATCGAGAATGTCAGATTCCATTAACTCCATTTCAATACCGAACGGATCTTGGAACGTAAAAATCTTATCCTTTATTTCTTCGATATGGTAGAAATTAACTACATATATTACATGGTTATTACCGGTAATCCATGGGAAAGTGTAGGACTGTTCAGGATTCTTGAACGACTCGGGGTCTATGGTATCTATTTCTTCGCCAGTTAATTCCTTTACGAGATTTTTGTATCCATCATCGGTATAGGCTACTAAATGGCTGCAATATTTGGCATCTGATTTGTCAATGAGCTTTGAATTGGGGTCCCAGAATACGGTATTGTTCGCTTCGTAAATAGGCTTCCGGCATATGATCTGATGTTTACTCCTTAGTCCCTCGTATTTGGCATATAATACCCATGCGCCAACACCGCAGACAATACTTTCAGTCTCGCTAACCTCGAATGCTTCTATTGACGTGTTGCCATTCAACCCATTTCGATACAGCCCATCTGCCAATTCTGCCGAATCATCCCTTGTCTCGTCTATCGGCTCAAAATCTACCTGTACAGGGTTATCGGCGAGGTCTGCGGAAATGGCCCGGCCCGCCTTACGCAGTATGTTAAATTCACCGCGATAGGATAGTTGGGAGCTTTGCAACAGGTTGTCATCCCATTGCGTCACCCAATAGAACGCCAAGTCATTCGCTGCTTCTTCCCGCGTGATCTGATTTGCGGTATAGGCTTTGTCATGCATCTTTTTTATGTCGTCGAGTTCGAGCATTATCTCATCCCTGCTATCGATCTTTGCGCCCTTGATATCCTGTTATTCATCGGCCTTATAACCTGCGGCCTTTTAACTGTAACGCTATTAGTCTGTGCCTTGGGAACTCTGCACAGCATCTTCACGCAGTCGGCTAAATTAGGCGAGGCCATCTTGAATTTACTCTTCATCTCGGCCTTGGTATATAGCTCTATCAACCCGGAACCATTGGGCTTTACCGGCATACTGCACAATTCCGATCTCAACTGCGCCAAATCAGTGATCTGCGAGCTAAACGATATCATCTTATCGGGATCGTGGTACTTCCCCAACTCCGCAGCTTCATAGGTCCGGTGCATCCGGTCCCTTAACATCGTGTAATATTGGGCGCGCTTGTTTTTAAAAACATCTTTATTTTTGCGCTGATCCTGTATGCTAACATCGTTAATCGGCTCATACATTGCATCGGGGTTATCGACCTTCTCCGAGCCCTTATATTGAGCCAACAGGGTGTTATGCCCCTGGAAATGCTGTGCTACCTGCCGCTTGAGCGAGGCTCCCAACCCGTCGCAATCCCACGTAAACGCATCTACATTGTGGCTGGTAGCCAACCCACATGCCCAGTCGCAACCCTCATTAACATCGCCATCCGTCTTGGCCTGCACATCCAAAACCACCGAGCCTTGCCTAATAGCGAACCCTTTGGGGTCTCCGCCTAAATCCGAGGGGTCGTGCGATGCGATCCGTATGCCTATGGGGTCGAAACCTAACCTCGTATGGGCGTCGACACATGCGTCGAACCATTCGGGAGCTATCAGGCAATCTTCCACACCGTCGTAAAAATCACCCTCCCAAATCCAGTTATATTTAGCCCGTGACAGGTTTTCGTAGTCCCATTTTCGCAGGGCTTCCTGCTCATCATTCCACCACGGGTTATCCCTCCAGTTGACTTTGACAATCAGGTGCAGGTCGTCCTCGTAATATCCGTGCCTGTGGATATCGTGGAGATAAGGTACAATAAAACGCTGTGAAAACGGGTCGTTAGATTTAAATGGGTTGCCGGAGAACCAGCACTCGGCACCGGGGTTACGTATGATTGTAGGCAACAGCCGGTCGATGGTCTCCTGCGATATCTTATGGGCCTCCTCGAACCAGGAATACTTGAAATTCTGGGCGGACTGGATGTTATCTGGGTTGCGTGAGGCTCCCTTATATACGGTTGATGCACCATTGGGAGCGGTGATCTTGCTCTCTACTATAGTCCAATTACGTAGCGATAACGCGCCTATACGATCCCGAAACACTCTATGCACGGAATCTAAAACGGTCTCCTGAAACTCTCTCAGACAATAGATATCGGCCCGCTCCGTATCCATTTTCATGAGGAAAATGTCGCCGAATCCGATACTTTTCCCGCCTCCTCTGCCTCCGATAGCAATCTTAATCGGTTTGTGCTTTTGGAGCAGGGGAAGAAAACTTCTATTGAGCTTCATATCAGGCACGTTTTTTGCTTCTCCTTCTTCGTTTCCCTGCCTTCTGCATCGCAATCGCCACGGCCTGTTTCTGCGGTCTCCCACTCTTTACCAGTTCAGAGATATTCTCGGAGATTGTTTTCTTCGACTTACCTTTTTTTAACGGCATATCCACTCCCTTATCATGACAATCTAAACACGACTCCTATCATTGCCACGCCTAATGCTAATAGGGATAATCCCATAGGGGCTACAACTGCCCACAGCCAGCGCACCTGATTTTTGGGGCATTGACTTATGTGCGGGACTGCTTGCTTGTTCCAACGACCCCACAATTCATTAACCTGTGAGGCCAGATTGTTAATTTGTGTATCTTGCACGGCGATACGTCCCAATGTCTCCGTGATGTTGTCCAGCTTTTCCTCAATTTTACCTAATCGCCGTTGTGTTTCGTCCAATTATCTACTCCGCTGGTACAGATTTTGCTTATCCGCTTGCTTAATCCTCTCCCTATTGGTCTCCCTCATCTTGTTGGGACCGTTTAGGGTCGATGATCTCCACGCGCCAATTAATAGGTGCGTTTGGATCAAATTTCATTTCCTTTTTGTCGAGCAACAGACCATGATGCCTCGCTAACAGCTCAATACCCTTGATGTTTCGACGTGTCTCGTAATCCGCATAATCGATCTCAGCTACACCGTGTATCATTTCTACGGCTCGGTCCTGTTTCTGTTCCGTTCGTTCGTTGCGTTTCTCGGTCTCGTCGGCCAGCTGCTTCTGTATGTCAACATACGTCAACAGTCGTTGTCCTTGAGATTTCGCAGTCTTTTCGCTGTAACCTGCCGATTTCGCTGCTCTTGTCGCGTTGAAGTCGATTAGATACTCTTTGACAAACAGTGCCTGTTTCGGTGTGAGCTTCTTTTTTGTTGGTTTTGGCATGTTTCTTGCTTGTCTCCTTACCTATCCTCTGGCACGGTTGTTGCTACCTTATTATTATAGGTGCTACTGCCAGAGTGTTTTACCGTCCGCTATCGCTTCCGGGCGCTTCGCTGGCTACGTCACATTGCATGTGACTACGATTGATTGTTATATTGCATTTTTGACGTGACTCGTCAACAAGTTTTTTTTGAGAAAATGGGATTGATAGCAATTACAATCACATGCCGATGCATTTTTTGCTTGACACGGAGTGCGGATTTTGGACCGTTTTTTGCGATACCTATCGTTGTTAAAACTTTGTACGAGTTTGTTAATTGATTGTTAACTAATGTTAAAAATTGTAACTCCTTGATTTTCCTCACT